TGTTAATTTCAAACTTCAAACCAAGAGCTATGATTTTAAAATTCATTCTACTAAATTTATCAATGCTTTTAATTTTAAATTTTCAGATACACTAGATAGTATCACTAAAGAATTAATAGATAACTGGAACAGAATTGAGCATTATCAAAATAGATTAGACGATAATTTTATCTCTTACAAAATAATTGACAAGTGCAGAGTTTGTGGTACTTCTACAAAAAGTCTTTTAAATTTAGGTAATCAACCTCTGGCAAATAATTATACAAAATATCACGAAACTCTTGATTATAACCCTTTACATTTAAATGCAGAAAAAAAATATCCCCTACACCTTCACTATTGTACTAATTGTTATCATACACAATTAAACTGTGTAGTTCACCCTAATAAATTATTTAAAAACTATTTATATGTTAGTGGTACTAGTCAAACTCTTAAAAAGTTCTTTAATGAATTTGCTGTAGCTACACTATTTTATCATTGCGGACGTATTGATAGTCAAAATCTAACAGAAATTAAAGTTTTAGATATAGCATGCAATGATGGTTCTCAATTAGATGCATTTTATAATTTCATAAATAATATAGAATCTCATGTGAAAATAACAACAGTAGGAGTTGACCCTGCTGAAAATATATATCGTGATATTAGTTCACATAAATCAGAACATGATATTTACTGTGAATTCTTTAGTCAGTCTACAGTTGATAAATTAAAAGAAAAATATGGTCATTTTGATATTATTATTGCACAAAATGTATTTGCTCATATTGATTACCCATCTGATTTCTTAAACTTTACCAGTCAATTAATGCATAATGATAGTTCTCTATATATTCAAACTAGTCAAAAAAATATGATTTTAGAAAATCAATTTGACACTGCTTATCATGAGCATTTAAGTTTTTTTAATACTAACAGCATGAATATATTATGTCATAAAAATGATTTAGTCTTATCTAATGTTCATGAACACCCTATTCATGGAACAAGTTATATATTTGAAATAGGGAAAACACCTAGAGATAATAATAATGTACAAGAAATTTTACAAGGAGAACATAATTCTGGATTATATACAGATGCTACATACCAGTTTTATAACTTACGTTGTCTTCAATATAGAAATAACTTTTGTAATAAAGTTTTACAATATAAGCTAGATGATAAACAAGTTATTGCATTTGGAAGTACCGCCAAATCAATGACTGTTTTTAACTTCTGTAATCTATCCAATTCACATATTGATTTTATGATTGATGAAAATCAACTTAAACAAGGACTTTTTACCCCAGGTTCTAATATTTTAGTGTGTCCTATATTAGACCTCAAAGATATTACTAATGACTGTGTCATTCTTATCACAGCTTGGAACTTTTACAATGAAATTAAAGAAAAAATTAAGAATAAAGTTACAGAATTAAAAATTAAATACAAAGTCACCTTATTAAACATCGATTCTTTAGAAGAAGAAGATATCAATTAACGATATATATATTAAATTAACGATATATATATTAAATTAAATTGTTACGTTTAATTTTTTGATATTTTATATAGAATTATTTTATAAATATACTATATAAAAGTATGAAGATTGATTACAGCAAGTCAGATTTCACTCAAGATGAACGCCGTTATATGTTTAGTGAAGCTCAACGCCTTCAAGAGACTAACCCTAACCATATTCCTATACTCATTCAACTTGACTCTAATGTATTAAAAATGGAAAAACAAAAGTTTTTAGTATCTAACGATATTAACTTTAATGATTTTGTGAATAATACCCTAAAAAAGAAACTTATTAATCTATATAGTAATGATGTTTTAGTTTTACATGTTGTTAAATTTTCTGGCCCTAATAAATTTACAGACATTAAACCACACCCAAGAACTATGCGTGAAATTTATGATGAACATAAAGACCCAGAAACCAATCTTCTTATTTTTAAAGTGTCTCGTATGACTACTTATAAATGGGCTAAGGGGTATGTTAATTATTTCTTAGGATACTAAATATTAAATTAATTTGAATTAATTTAATAAATTATTTGTCAGTAGCAGCTTTGCTTGATACCGGATTTCTTTCAGGATTTGGCATAATAAATCTCTTATATCTAATATCTTCATATCGTAAACAATAATCTTGGTCCTCTTTACATGTTTTTGGAGCCAAATATAACCATCTAGCAAATTCGTCTTGTTTATTCGGAATTGTTGTCCATGGCATAGTAAAATAATTTCTTTGAGACCCTTGCTTACCAAATACATCAGATACATCTCTATATAAATTATTTGAAAAAGTCTCATCCATCATTTTCTTAATTTCTGGGTCATTAGGGTCACACGCTGGAGGTCTATCTACAACAAAACCATTCTCATCAAAATTCATATAATCCTTCATTGTTACATTCATAAATGGATTATCTACAGTTGGTTTTGTACATCTACCATCTGTATCATCTGGTCTTTTTTCGTTCTCAAGTTGTTCTTTAGAACGTAAGCCAAGTGATGGTGTAAAATTATTTAATTTAGGATTAAATTTTTCTTTTTCTGCTTGTTCTTCAACTTCTCTTTGTACTTTGTCTTGAATACTAGGAGCCTTTTCATTTTTTGGCTTTAATTCTGGATGATGTCTATATACTACAAATGTAAATCCTAAAAAGAATATAAATATTGCAAAATATTTGGCATTTGAATAATAGGCAGCTAAACCAATTGAAACATATAAAGATAATCTTACAATTGCATTTACACGCTCCTCATTTGTTTGGTTCTTAACAGGAAAAAATTCCATAAGACGTTCTCGTTTTAATAAAATGTTAAAATCATGAATCCAAAGTGGGTCTGACATTCCTGCTTATATATTAATATATAAATAGATAATAAAATTTTTAGAAATAATAAAATTTAATTTAATTTAAACTTGAGTAACACCAGTATTAGATTGAACTGATTTTTTATAATATCTAAATTGATATAACACAACAAAATCCATAAGAACAGTAATTACAATCATAAAAATCCAAGGAAGATTAGTATAAATATAATCAGGTTCTAGTGAAAATGCTAAAACAGATAGCAAATAAAATGTATTACCTAAAATTGTAAAAATATACATCAACATAGATAACCCTTCAGTAGTTTTACGTCTATAATTTAAATATAATTGCGGAAAACGCCCTATAATATAGAATATAGATGACGCCCATCCCAATACCGTACCAGCTTCATAATTATATAGAAAAGCAATTGTTAAATAAAGTGATACACTAATATTTATTCCATAATACACACCAACAGCTATATATTTGATAAACTTGTTATCCTTTTCATAATAAAGTGTATACATTGTCATAAGAAATCCTACAAATGCATGATACCAACCTATAATAATAAGACTCAATTCTAAATTTAATACAACAACACCAACTAAACTCAAAAAATCAGCCTGCCCCCAGACAAGCAACATCCAAATAGAAATACCATCAGTCTTTTTCGTTTTATAAATCACATAAAACTGCGGATAATATACCACACTATAAAAAATAATACTTAAAACACCTAGAGCAAAACTAGCAATACTGTTAGGATTCGATTCGTCAATCATTTTTATATGTGTACTTCACAGTATAAAATAACTATGATTGTTTATATATCATTTTTTTCTTATTAATATGCTTGAATATATAAATTATTTTAATGTTATATACTATTATAAGAAGAAATGTCTCAATCAATTAGAGTATATGACGAATATGGTAGTGTTACCATAGACGATTATTTGCGATTGAATGGGGGCGTTCTTGAAGTTTCTGGAGGAAATCTTTTACTCGACGGTATCCGAATTGCTTCAATTAGCTCCAATTTCAATGCAAATGTTCTAACAAGTGGCACAGGCGCTAGTGTCAAAACAACATTAGGTAGTATTTATAGTAATAACATTACAACTGGTGGATTGTATATATCTAATATTTTAGTTATGAATACTAGCAGTAGCTTAGTTAGTGTCGGTAGCATCGATGCTGTAAACACTATCTCTGCAAGTCAATTTTTAAGTAATAATTTAACAGTATCAGGGTATATTTCTGGGTCAAATCTTCAAACAACTTATGCAACAGCATCTAATCTGTATTCGCCTAATATTATTTCAAGTAATATTTCTACAAGTTTTTTAACAACTGGTAATTTGTATATTTCTAATGCATTCTCTGCACAAAATTCCAGTATATCAAACTTAGTTGGTACAAATATATCATCAAATAATTTATATTCATCTTTAATCAATACTGATACACTCTTATCTACTAATATAACCTCAAGTAATATTTTTGTAACTAATAATTCATCACTTAATCTTATCACCTTAAATTTATCTGCTGGAACAGCTCATCTAACAACTGCTTATATACAAAATTTCACTAATGCTAATACATATAGTACTTCTATTTCATCTGCAAATATCCATAGTAATTCTTTACATTCACTTAACACTACACTCACTAATTCAAGTTTAACTAACTCTTTAATTACAAATTCCTGTATGTCTAATTTACATGTATCAAATGTAACTGGGTACAATATCATTACTACAAATTTACAAACTACCAACTTGACAGCATCCAACGCATTAATTGATAACATCACAAATAATAATCTAACAACTACGAATATTCGTACAACAAACATATCAACAAATAATCTTAATGTTATCAATCAATTAGCCACGAATGTTACAACTACAACATTACTCAGTTCTACAATTTCATCAGCAAATGCTAAATTTACTAATACAACTAGTTCCAATATTTTAGCACTTAATATTCAAACTACAACTTTAGGGTCTAGTATAATTAATACAGATTCTCTTATTGTCACTGACTTAACATCAACTAACTCACATTTAACCAACTCAAGTTTAACAAATTTAGTTAACTCAAACTCTAGTATTTCAAACTCAGTTATCAATAGCTTAACTGCTGGAAATATCAACATTAATTCTTTAACTACAGGAAATTTCGTTGCTTTAAATACCACACTTACTAATTTAATCAACACAAACTTATCAGCTTCATCTATTCGAACAACTGATTTAACTACATCTAATTTATCTTTAACATACAGTACTCTAGCTAATGCTAATATTACACAACTAAATGTTCAAAACTTATCAGTTACAGATATTACCATTGGTAACGTTGCTTTAAATGATTTAGATATCCCATCTAGTACTATTCAAAATGCCCTATTTACTAATATATCATCAAGTACATTACACGTTACAGATAATGTATTAACTAATATTTCAGCTACGAATGAAACTGTTACAAATCTATTAGCTCTAAATCTAAATTCAACTAATATGTCTTCTGATAATATTCACGTTACTACATTAACTCCATTAAACACTATTAGTACAAATATTACCAGTTCTAATATTAAAACAACTAACTTAACAGCTACAAATAGTTCTTTCGCCAATGAAGTGGTAACTAATTTAACAGCAAGCTCTATTGTTAATAATACTCTTTTAAATACTTACGCTACTTCTCAAAATCTTTATGCACCAAATATCACAACAACTTCTATTTTAGCAACCCAAATATCAAGTTCAAATTTAATTGTTACAAATGCAACAGTTGAAAATTTACACAATACTGATATTTTTAACACTTTTATTAGTACATCTAACTTAAGTGTTTCTGGTAATATTACAGTCGGTGGAGATGTATTAGTTGCTGGTTCTTTGGTCGCCGTAAACATCACATCTGTTAATATTATTGATAATAATATCACTTCAGGTAACTTTACATCAACTTATTCAACTCTATCCAATTTAGTAGGTACTAACCAAACTGTAACAAATTTACATGCAACTGAAACCAAACTAACTAATATTAATAACACAAATTTTACATCTTCTAATGCATTAATTACAAATATTTCAGCTTCACAAGGCATTATTACATCACTTACAAGTTCAAATATATTAACCACAACTCTAGCATCTCAAGATTTATCTTCTACTAATGTAACTATTAGTTCAGCTTTGATTGATGACATAAACTCTGTAAATATTATTACCGAAAATGCAAGTAGTAATAATTTAAAATTCGTTGATGCTACAGGTCAAAACCTAATTATCACCAATTTAACAACTGCTACTTTATCAGGATTAACAAATTTAAGTTTAACTAACATCTCTACAACCAATATCTTATCCACCAATGCCAAATTAACAAATTTAACATCATCTAATATTATATCTTCAAATCTTACATCCAGTAATTCTATATTAACAAACCTTACATCAAGTAATGTTAAGACATCTACTTTAGATGTCCAGAATGTTACTGCACAAAACTTGATTATATCTAATATTACATCTAGTTCTATAAAAACAAGTGATATTCAAACAACTGACATCATTGCAACTAATGTAACAAGTGATAATTTATTAGCAACATCCTCAAC